GTTCCAAGCTTACTGCAATCATGGAGATTAACAAGTGCTCTGAACAGGAAGCCCAGGAAGAATTAGAACGAATCAGGCAAGACAATCAAATAACCGGACAGGATATTGACTGGACAGGAGGAGATGATGATGAACTGGACGAGGAGGACGATTCACCCGAAGAAAAAGAGGGTAAGGAGAATCAAGACCCCGATGATTCTAAGAGTGGCAAAGCGCCTGATCCAGGCGATAAGGAGTAGGTGGTAGTTTGTGAATATACTGGAGAACCAACAGCTTGCAGAGCCTGTGGACGGAATATATATTGACCTGGAGGCTCAGATACTACAGAATATTGCCAGGCATCTGCAGGGGTGGGAACAACCCATTGATACAGACCGGTGGCTGATGCAGAAACTGGCTGAGATTGGAAAGCTTAATCAGGAAAATATTCGGCTGATTGCCAAGATGTCTGGATTAAGTCAGACTGCAACTGAAAGAATGCTGAATGAAGCAGCACAGGATGCTATCGACAATATGGAACCAGGACTCCGATACATGGCAAGGCGGGGGCTCGCTGAGGAAGCTGTACAGGCTGATAAGAGCAAGAACGTGAAGCGTGTAGTGCATAGCTTTCGAAAACAGGCGAAAGATACGCTGAATATGTGCAACACAGTCATGTTGTACAAGGCATCTGAGAAATACAAAGGTCTCGTCAGCAATATAGCGCAGGAGGCATGGAACATTCTGAACAGTGGCGCTGGAGGAGTGGTGAGTGGTGTTGAGTCAAGACAACAGGCGGTTAGACGGTGCATCAGACAGTTGAATGATAAGGGAATTCCGGCATTCGTGGATAAACGAGGGCGAGAGTGGACACCAGAAGCCTATGTGAACATGGCTATGAGGAATACGGTCAGAAGTACAGCAGAGGAAGTTCAGGACGCCAGGATACAAGATGCAGGAAGCCATTTGATTCAGATTGACAGTCATTCCGGTGCGCGCCCCAAATGTGCAAAAGACCAGGGCAAGATATTTGATTTGAATAACGGGAGTGGTTACACGGAAGATTTGCATGGTAAGAAGATTCGATACTATCCTTGGAATTCGTCCAGTTACGGTGAACCGGATGGGATTCTGGGAATTAATTGCAGACACCATAAATGGCCATTCGTTCCGGGAGTAAATGTGCAGAGGTATTTTCCAACAGAAGATATGGATGCAAACGACAAGCTGTACAAACAGACACAGGTGCAGAGAGCTCTTGAGAGGGAAGTGCGAAAGCAGAAACGGGAATGTATGATGCTGGACGCGGCAGGAGATCAGGAGGGGTTCGAGGAAGCTTCTGTAAAGCTTAAGCGGACAGAGAATAAGCTAAAGTATTACGTGAAAGATACTCCCGGATTACACCGCAGGACTGACAGAGAACAAGTGGTCGGGTTTGATAAAAGGCTATCTGCTGAAGCGGTAGCATCAAATAAAGCCTATACAAAGGCAATGCAAACTGATACAATAAAACTGAAAGATACCTATATCGTCAAGAAGCTGAGTGCAAAGGGTAAGAATCATAAGGTCGTAGATAAAACGACTGGAGTCGAGTATGAATTTTCACCTGGTACTCGTATACAGGACTCAGAAGTATTTGCCGGTAAGGGCACACGGCATCCGTTGCATGAGGGTGTTGCAGAAGGATTAACAGAACAGTACGGCGGACGAGTATCTGATTGGCAGCATGCAAAAGGTTTTGGAACATTACTGGATCCAGATACTGGAGAGGAATTGGAAGCAGAAGTTCATTGGTTCCAGGCAAAAGACGTAGGCAAGGTAAAATTCAAAGTAAAGGAGTGGTTAGATGAAGGTTAGATATCTTGGAAAAACAGAATTTTTAGTTCTGACAAATAACAAAGTATATGATGTCCAGTCGGTTGAAAAAGGCTGGTACCGAATTATCGACGACTCAGGAGAGGATTATCTATATCCGCCTAAATACTTTGAAATAGTAGAAGAGTAACGCCACTGATCAGGAATGGTTAGTGGTATTTTTATACGCATTTTTAGGAGGTGATGCTATTGATTGCAATAAATATTACCAGAACTGGTCTGACGGTAGATGGCCATGCAGGATATGCAGAAATCGGAAATGATATCATTTGTGCAGCTGTATCAGCATTAACACAGGGACTTGTACATTCGCTCAAAGCACTTACAGATGACGAGATCTCTTACCACATTGCTGACGGGCATATTGATATAGAATACAAGGATTTATCAGAAAAGGGTTGCCTTCTGGTAGATTCTTTTTTTATTGCAGTAAGTGACATTCAGCGAGCTTACGGCACTGAATACGTACAAGCTACGGCTGCCGACGGGCGTTAAGCGGAGAAATGGAGGATAATCATGAAGAATATGAACATGAAAGAAAGATACTGGACAATGAATCTGCAGGTTTTTGCCGGAGACGGAGGAGATGATGATCCGGGAGATGAAGGTGGAGACGATGATGACGATGATCCAGGAGACGACGATGACGACAGCGACGATGATGACCAGGAAGAGAATGAAAAGAAATTCTCTCAGAAGGACGTAGATGATGCCGTCAAGAAGCGTCTTGCCAGAGAAAAGAGAAAATGGCAGAGAGAACAGCAGAAAAAGGCTGGAAAGAAACCGAACGGCAAGGTCAAGACCGGAGAGAGTAGCGAGAAAGACGATGATGACACCGAAACACAGGAACTCCGTGATAAAGCTGCTAAGGCTGATGAGATGGAGATGAAATGGACATGCCTGGAGCATGACGTGGATAAGGCTTGTGTGGATGATGTTCTTGCATTGGCCAGAGTGCACATGGCTAAAGATGAGGATATGGATATCGAGGACGCTATCGACGAGGTATTGAAGAAATACCCGCAGTTCAAAGAATCTTCCAAGGATAAAGACGAGGAAGAGGATGACAATGACGAAGAACCAAGAAGCAAGTCCTGGGGACAGAGACAGAATGGCCGCAGAAAGAAAATGTCTGGTGTTGAGGCTGCATTCTACTCAAAGAATCCAGGATTAAAAGATGATTAAGGAGTGATAATAGTATGAAATTTATGATGTATTTACAGCTTTTTGCACACGCACACCAGGAGCGTTGGTCTTCTCTGGTGGACAAAAAGCTCAGACAGACTCTTGTTACAAGAGATAACTATATTTTTAACACTAACTACGAAGGAAATCCAAAAGCCGGAAAGGTTAAGATTCCGGTAAGAGACACGGAAGTAGCGGTCAAGGATTATGACAAAGCTACAGGAGTTGACCTGGACAAAGGTTCGACCGGATATATTGATCTGGACATCGACCAGGACAAAGCAGTCAATGAGCTGATTGACGGATATGATGCCGCAGCAGTTCCGGATAATCTGGTTGCAGACCGTCTGGATTCTGCCGGCTATTCACTTGCACTGGATATGGATAAGAAATCTATCAACATGTTAGAGACAACAGCAGGTATTAAAGTGTGTGCAACAAAAACAGCTGCTACAGATGCGAATGCATACAAACATGTGCTTGATGCTAAGACCTATCTGACACGTATAGGTGTCCCGACAGAGGGGCGCTGGATGATCTGTTCTCCGGAGTTCATGGCGGTACTGATGATGGACGATCACTTTATTCGTCAGGGAGATCTTTCTCAGAGAATGAAAGAAGCAGGAGCAACAGGAGCGATTGCAGGATTCGCGTTGTTTGAGTCCGGCAACACAATGGTTGATGATACCAAAACCGTTGCATCTAAGAAGACTACAACTGAATTTATTGCCGGTCACCCGAATTGGTGCCATCGTGTGCAGGAGTGGGGTGTGGATGTCCATATTCAGGATCTTGGTGGATCTGGAAAATATATTGGAGCTTCTGCAGTACAGGGACGTAAGATCTACGGTATGAAGATTTCAAAACCGGAGACAGTATACGTGAAGCGTACAGAGGCGTAAGGAGCTGATCTGAATGTATGTGGATGAAACATATTACAATGATGTATTCAAAGGGGAGCCGGTAGAATCTGCCGGTTTCTCTGTATTGTGTCAACGAGCCGGAGAGATTGTTGAGGAGCTGACGTTATACAGGCTTACAGAAGAGGTTTTTCCTATGATGCCGGAAACGACGCAGAAGCTTGTGAAGAATGCGGTGTGCGCACAGATTGAATATCTGGACGCGAACGGCGGGGCAGAGATGGATATGGGAAATGGAATGTCAGGAGCGACACTTGGCAAGTTTTCTTATTCGGGAACTTCTTCCGGAACTGGATCCACGGAACAGTCTATATTTTCACCGAGAGCGGAAAGAATCTTGTGGCCGACTGGTCTGACTTATCGAGGAGGGAGCTGTTGATGAGACCGATTCCGAAAAGATTATTGATTCATACAGCCACCCTGTATCAGCGAGTCAATGTGGATAAGTGGGGAAAGGGCGAACTGAATGGAGGACAGGAACTGTCTAACATCCGGATAGAGCCATCCAAAAAGATTATCCGGGATAAGAATAATGCAGAGGTACAATTGGCTGCTACGCTTTTCTATGACTGTCGCAACAGCAGACCTTCTGATGTTTCTTTTGAAGTTGATCAAGTAGTTGATTTCAACGGTCAGAAGCACCAGATAAAAACGGTAGAGCCTCTGTATGATAATTCCAAACTGCATCATTACGAGATAGGAATGGTGAGATATGGCAAAGATTAACACGCGGGTTACATTGCGAACACCCCAAGCAGCCGCATTGATAAAGGCAGCAAGTAACGAGGCACTGACTGATATGGGATTACAGGCGTTACAAGATGTGTCAGAGCATGTGCCGCATGATTTCGGTACACTTGAAAATAGTGGTTTAACCAATAGCGATAAGAAAGCTGCTAATGGGAAGTTTGTTATGAAGTGGGAAGAACCGTATTCGCAGTATCTATGGAACGGAAAGATTATGCACGGTAGCCCGGATACGAGAAGTCCTGCCGACTACTATGATGATATTAAATTTACGTCTGATCTTGCGCGTGCGGAATGGGCGAAGTATGCCAGGGAAGTATATGGTGAACAGTGGAAGCAAGTGTATCAGGCGGCACTAAAAAGGAGGCTTA